TATGACCCGGTTGATACGGATGAACCTATAGTCAGTACACCAGTAGAGGAGTTTATTGATATACCAGAAGGAACTGTGCCAGATAGCGACCAAGTCGCAGGAGTTAGAATCGTGTTTGAAAAAATAGAATAACTATATGTAGCAGCCGTACCCGTTCTTGCAAATGTTGAACTGGCTCCAACAATCTCATTTAAACTAAGAGCGGACCATGTAGGAATAGAACCATTACTAAGCAGGTACTTACCAGTTTCACCTACTGCCGTTGGAATAGCTTGCGGAACTCGGTTATCAACATATGCTTGTTGTGTTGCTATTTCTGCTTGCACGAAACCTGAAACCGCAAACTCAGTGGGAACGGCTAAGTTAGTTGGGGAGGCGCCGCCCATAGTAACATCAGAAGAAAACTCATTAATTGTTTCCCCTAACTGAGCACCGATAGAACCAAGTTGTAACGATGTTAATCCTGATAAATTGAACGCATTTGCGTTTAGTGTTGCTGTACCCGTACCCTGATCAACTGTAAAGTATTCACCTACTCTAAAGTTACCGTCTTGGTCTGTAGATACATAATAAACACGACCCGGGAATATTTCTTCAACCTCTTGACCTTGGGCAGGCGGTTGAAGTGGAGTGTTAGGATAGTTAGTAGTAGCTATACCGCCCGTTCCTATGCTTAAAAAGTCGTGTCCTGTTAATCGGATCTGTGAATACTTATAGCGTATTGTTACTACTGTGCCGTCTGGAGACGCATCTGGTTTTTCTTGAGCTAATGCTATAATCATAATGCTTGAGCTATTAACATAAGTACCGGATACTGACTGAATAACATATGAAAACGCATCGCCTGTTAATTGTATACTTGCTCCCGGTAATGGTTCAGCACTTAGACCGTTCATTACGAGTAATACACCTTTTTGACCAGTAACACCGCTAGCGTTATTAACAATAGTTAGAGTATTCCCTGTTCCGTCAGTAATATCTTCTCCTTGCACAAATACAGGTGATCCACCTGTATATTTTATATAAAGTTTAGCGGCGTTAGCCTGTCTATTAGTGATAATTGCAGTGGCGCCGGATGTTACTCCAGTGGCTGTTAATCCCGCCGTGAACCCTGTAGTGATAGGGTCAGTAGTAACAGTAAGTTGTGTACCATAAAGAGCACCTAACAGAGGTACTTCAGTAGTATCAAACCCGCGAGCAGCGACACCCCAAACACCGTATGAGTTATTACCATTTAGTGCTCGTATAATTCCGCCGCCCGATGTAGCGTATCCAAAATAACAAAAATATGTAAAGCAAGAAACTATTTCAGCTTTACCTTGATTTCTAACATAATATCCTATACCCAAATCATTAATAATAGTAAATGCATGGAAAAGCATTGACTTGTTACCGGATGCATGAGCAGATCCGTCTACATAACCACCAACACCGCCGGGGGATATTGCAGAGCATTCTACAATGTAAGGTGACTTACTAGTAACCGGGGACGCAGGATTAAATCCAACAAACACCCCTTTAATAACAGAAGTAGTAATGTCAGCTGGTGTAGATCCAGCAACCCAGCCGGTCATACCAGTAAATGTCATGCAGTTTAATATAGACGCATTAGACATTTGCCACATCATGGATTGATTGTTTGGTGTAACTCCGTCAGCAGCTAAACCAGCTGCTGGAGTAACAATAACAGTACGTTGATTATCACCTACAATAGCAGTGTTAGGAGGTACAACAATAGGAAGCGCAGCTTCTTGGTATGTACCAGTCTTGACAAAGATTGTAGACATTTGTCCAACAGTAACAGCGGCAACAGCAGCTTGTATACTAGCAAACGGTAATGCTAAACTAGTACCTGGGTTACTATCATTTCCGTCCGGAGAAACATAAAATACATTAGGTGATCCAGTAGCATTGATCCAGTCAATTGTGGCACCATCAGCATTTACTGTTAAAGAATATCCTTCTTCACCTACACCTATGATAGGAAGTACATCATCAGCACCTTGTGCAAAGAACTCCCATTTGCCAGCAACAAATTCAGTATTAAAGTTACCTCCAGAAGTAAAATCTTCTGTAGCAATATAAGATGATCCTACATTGCGAACAATATCATTAGTCAAATATGGAGTAGCAGAAGTCCATTCATTTCTCCAGCGAATACCGCCGTTAAATATTTCCCATTTACCAGCAGCTAAATCAGTTGCAAACACTCCTGAATTATTTTGTATTAAGCATGAGTAAGTATTTCCGCCGTATACAACAATATCATAAGGAAGATATAATGTTGCAGTAGTCCAGGGGCCGCGATTGCGTAAACCTGAAACAAACAAAGACCATTTACCGGCAGCTAAGTCAGTTGCAAACACCCCTGAAGTGTTTTGTATTTCACATGCATAGCTATTAGCACCAAACTGTACTAAATCATTTACATAATAAAGAGTTGCGGTTGCCCATGCACCTCTGTTATCAAACGATTCTATAAATAGAGTCCAATAAGTTGCATTTGTTGGTATATTACCAGTAGTGTTGGCTATAGCAACATAAAGATTTGCACCATATGCTACAATATTGCCCGGGACATAAGCTGTAGCGCCATTATATACGCCTTCAGGAGAAATACCCTCAACAAAAGGATCCCAATATGTTGCGTTTGTTGGTAAGTTATTATTAGTAGTACCTTTAGCAATATATGTTGAGGGACCGTAAGTAACTACGTCATTTGCTTGATAAGTTGTGACACTGCTGTATTCCCCCTCAAATTGAATGCCTTCAACGAATTGAGACCAAACAAGCGGGAACAAATCTGGCTGTTTGTTAAGGTTGTCATCAAGAGCAACATATACAGTAGAACCATATGCAACTGCATCGCCAATGTAATATTGTGTTGCACTGTTCCAAGTACCAAGAAAGTTAATACCTTCTACCATTAAAGCCCAGTAGGCTGGATCAGTAGGCTCGTTGCCGTTAGTTTTTACAACATTTATATAAACATAAACATTACCGCCGTAGCGCACTACGTCATTTAATTCATACTGAGTTACAGAGCTATATGTACCGGCCCAATAAAATCGTAATTTTCCTAAATCAATTAGTTGACTCATATTACACTAACCTCATAAGTAAATGACCGTTAGTACCCCAAAGAAACTCAATAGTATCTTTAGACCAAATCCATTGTTTATAATCATTTTTATCAATTATGTAAGGTACTGGTAATGAAACTGGAAGATCACCGTCCAACACTTCTATATCTAAATTTCCGTCGTCTGGTGTAAGCCTGAAACCGTAAAATACTTTATCGGCTAAGTCAGTACCGGTATAAAATCCGCCCATTATGATACTCCTTGTAAAATTGAAAACATCACATCAATACTAGCCGCTACCTTCGCTGATACTACTAACTTATCACCGGTTAATAACACTAATTTGTTGCCTTGCATTAATGCAGAGGGGTCACCTGCTTCTATACGATTATCTTTGTATATAAAAGTATCAGTTGATGCTCTGCGTGTTTTTATTGTAATAGGTACAGTACTAGATAATAAATTGCTAACACTACATCCTATTACGATTGATTTAGATGGTGCAGTATAAACTTCTACGTCGGTTGTACCTACGTTGTTTGCTATTGCATTAGTGAATGTTGTTGGCATATTTGTTTCTCAAATGTTACTTATATCTATTATTTATTTATCTTTATTTATCTTACATCTCTAATTCGTTAGTGAGTTTTATAAAATTTTATATCACTAATATTGTGTATTTCCTAGTTGTGCTACTAATGCCCTTATTTGTTCTTCCAATTCAGCAACTCGCTGAGATGACCGATTTAATCCTGCTTCATCTAATCCTCCACCACCAAAAACGATTGCAGCCGTAATAGGATCTAAATCAAAAGTAGGTGCTGGGCCAGTTGCCCCTGTTAATCCAGTAGCACCAGTTGGTCCAGTAGCACCAGTTGGTCCGGTAGCGCCGGGTTCAATACTAATTAATATGTTCCAAACGACACCGGTATATTCCCATGTGTTTCCGTTAGGATCTATATATTGTTGCCCTACTGTAGGATTGTCTGGAAAATTTAACGCCATAATAAGAGTCTCTCTTTGTCTTTATATTTATCAACTATATGTAGCATTCAAAGTATACCATTGAGTAGTAGTAGTAGATATAAAATCTAGTCTTGCGCCGGCTGGTTGAGAGTACGCAGCATTAGCTGATTGTGAATTTATTATACCGCCGGATTCTGGATAAACTAATAACGAATTAGCACTCGTATTTAAGATTGTTATTCTCATGCCGGCAATAGCGTTTGGTAATCTAACTCCTTCACTTGAAGCTACAGTTGATACTACATTAAATTGTGTTGTAAGCCCGGTTGCATTTGATTGTACAGTGCCTGCCGCTGAAATTCCTGTTCCCACTGATGCAATAGAATAAGAAGAAGATGTTATATTTGCAACGCTAATATTGCCTGTAACCGTTAATACTGAAGTTGTTTTGTTGAAAGTTAAATTAGCACTACCATTTGCAGTGCTGGCATCATTGAACACTATTTGAGTGTTGCTACCCGCTATCGGTCCAGTAGCACCTGTTGCTCCGGTTGGTCCTACGTCACTAATGTTAATTACACCCTGCATTGCTGAGTGAAATTGACATATATAATATAAAGTGCTAGGTGCATCATAAGGAACTGCAAACGTTATAGTTCCGACAGCAGTGCCGTTATTTGTTACTCCGTTAGAATAAGCATTGCCTGTACCAGTAACTGGTGTAGTTTTTATCCAAAATGGATGACCGCTTGCATTTACCGAAAATACATATGTAAATCCTCGTAACAAATACAGTGCAGGGTTATTTGAACCATCAATTGTAAATGCACTAGCTCCACTATTTGTTACATTATACGTCCTGGATCCGGATAATCCAGTAGCGCCGGTAGCTCCGTCTACTCCATTGAGTCCAGTTGCACCGGTAGCACCTGTAGCCCCGCCGGGGCTACCTGCAGGTCCGCTAGCGCCGGTAGCTCCGTCTACTCCATTGAGTCCAGTTGCACCGGTAGCACCTCCCGGAGTTCCTTGAATGCCGGTAGCACCTATTAATCCGGTAGCACCAGTGGCACCCACACCGGTAGCACCAGTAATACCTGTAGCACCCGAGGCACCTACTTCACCTGTTAAGCCAGTAGCACCAGTAGCGCCTGATCCGGTGGCACCTGTTTCTCCTTGAACACCGGTAGCACCAGTGGCACCTATGCCGGTAGCACCGGTAGCACCAGTGGCACCTACGCCGGTAGCACCCGAGGCACCTACTTCACCTGTTAAGCCAGTAGCACCAGTAGCGCCTGTTCCAGTGGCACCTGTTTCTCCTTGAACACCGGTAGCACCAGTGGCACCTACGCCGGTAGCCCCGGTAGCACCTCCTGGAGTTCCTTGAATGCCGGTAGCACCTATTAATCCGGTAGCACCAGTTGCGCCTGATCCAGTAGCACCAGTTGGGCCTGTAGCACCCGAGGCACCTACTTCACCTGTTAAGCCAGTAGCACCGGTTGCGCCTGATCCAGTGGCACCAGTTGGGCCTGTAGCACCCGAGGCACCTACTTCACCTGTTAAGCCAGTAGCACCAGTTGCGCCTGATCCAGTAGCACCAGTAATACCTGTAGCACCCGAGGCACCAGTAGCACCTGTTATACCAGTAGCACCTGTTATACCAGTAGCGCCTATTGTAGCAGTTAAACTAGCAAATAAAACCCACTGCGTTGAATTACCGTCATCATATCTTATGTAGCTATTACCATCCTCGCTATCCCACCAAAGTAGCCCATTAACCGGAGATCCGGGAGGAGTAGTACTGATCGTAACAATAGCATTTCCACCTCCGGCGGTTGGATCAACCCACGATAAGTTACCTGATCCATTTGTAGATAAAACTTGATTAGCATTACCGCCTAATATATGAAGATTAGAAACATTACCTAAAGATACATTTGATCCAGTAAAGGTAACATTCCCATTGGCAGTAATAGCAGCTGCCGCTACATTAGAATTTATATCTATTACAGCTACGCTATTAGGTCCTACCGAGAAGCCTTGTATAGAATTTAATTTTGTTTCTGCCATTTACTCCATACCTTAGCCATATTTAATACGTACTTCGCAATCACATATTTTAACACATAAGCTATCATTAGATAGTCCTATATTGTGTTGTCCATATCGTTGAATTAGCACTACTAGGTGAAACTTGAAGTGCTACGTTACTACCTACAATGTTGACAGCTAATACACCGGTTAATCCGCCTAAGTTTACAGTAGCAAATGTTGCATAATCAACACTTGTTCCGTTTGAAACTGCTTGAACAGTAGCTACACTATATTTACCTCCGGTAGCATCTACCCCTTTTACTAAGAATTCTATTCCAGTAATTCCTGAAACTGCGTAAGTAGAAATAGTCTGATTGGCTGATATTGATGTTGTTGTTACAGTATCCCATCCTATATCAGTATTACCTAAATCTATTCTAGTAGCGATATTAGCAATGCTAGCAGATAAGTTATTTGTTATAGTAACGTTATTTGCAGTCACACTACCCGTGATGTTTGCATATCCAGTAATATTAGCACCGGTGCTAGTTACTACAAGTGTAGTGTTACCATTAGCGGTTAAATTAACATTACTGTTATTATCAACCGTTACATTACTTGTGCCATTTATCAATACACCGGTAAAGAAGTTCGCAGTTGCTAAGTTACCTAAGTTCGCGTTAGCGACTATAATATTTCCAGTAAAATTAGCTGTATTACCAGATAAAGCTAAGTTAACAGTTAAGTTACTTGTTACAACATTACTTGCAAAGTTTGCAAAGTTTGCAGTTAATAAATTGCCTGCATTTGTGTTTAAAGCAGCTATGTTACCTGTAAAGTTTGCTGTATTACCTGCAAGTTCTAAGTTAACTGTTGCATTACTTGTAATGAGGTTAGCACTTACATTTGCATTTGCTGTGTTCAACCAATTGTTGGATGTAATGTTGTTTGACGTTGTGTTTCCGCCGACAGTCAAGAAGTTACTTACATCTGAATTATTGCTATAGATGTTAGCATTACTGTCAATGTTACCACTGACCTGAACATTACCGCCTACTGTTAAATCAAGAGTAATATTTGCAATGTTACCAATACTCAAGTTATTAGCTGTGACATTACCGTTGCTTTGATTATTCCATGACAAACTGCTAAATGTTGCATCGCCCAAATTTGGTGTAGTCAAGTTTGCACTTGATTTAACAACAATATTGCCGCCAACAATGTCTGTTGTTACTCCGTCAACGTTTGCACTGATAATTGTACCAGTAATAGCAATACCGTTACCCGCAGTGAAACTACCTGCTGCGCTAAACTGACTGAATAATATATTTGTGTAACCAAATAGTATCTCACTAACCGGTGTAGTTAGTACATAAGAACTACCGGCATAACTAGTACCTTGTTGAACAAAGAAGTAGTCTCCATAACCTAGTGCCGATGTGTCTACTGGGCTATATGTATCTTCGGCTGTTGCTCTTGTTAGTACCCACGCTGTTGAACCATCGCCCACAGTTGTTACAGTATAGACGCCGTTTTCAGACTGGTTTGTTTGGCCTTGAACAAGAACTCTATTTGTTGATGCTAGTGCGATGCTATCAATACTGATTGCCGCATTCGCGCCAGCGTTTGTTAATGTTGCACCAACACCAGTGTTTGCTCTTGCAGTTTGTGATAAGCCAGTGCCGTTAGTCAATGTTGTGACTTCAGCACCGAAATATCCTGCTTTCACTGTGATAGTGTCGGGTGCTGGTATGCTGAATACAAAGTATGAATCGTTGTTGATTATACCATTGAAACTGTTATCCCATGCAAGTTCGTCATCTACACTCAAACCGTGAGCAGCACTAAACTGTATTGTTGTGCCGCCGGTAATTGCGATTGTAGTCAATACGCTGCCACCGTTTGCGTAAGTAGCGTTCAGGTTAGTTACGCTTGTTGTACGAACTGCTGTGTGTATTGTTAAACCTTGTGCTGTGCTATCAACATATTCTTTAGTTGCTGCGTCATTTGGATTGACTGGAGCAGCAACTTGTGTGATGTTCTTTAAACTAACATTGATTGTACCAGTGCCCGCAGGTACAAGAATGATATTTTCATTTGTGCCAGATGCAGTGATTGTCAAACTACCGTTTGAAGTGATATTTGATGTCAATACACTACCTAGTTTTGCTTCACCGGTTACATTTGCATTTCCGCCATTCAAGAAACCATTTGCGCTTATGTTACCATTAGCAAGCATGTTGCCTGATGTTGATTGTATATTACCTACAACTAATAATGTATTACCAGAGAATGTTGCAACGTTTGCGACACCGTTTGTACTGATTTCTACGTTTGAGTTGCTGTATACTTTTACGTTACTATTGCCGTTAGCTAAAGCACCCGTAAAGTTTGCGGCAATAACATTACCACTGAAGTTTGCTGTATTACCAGCAAGTTCTAAGTTAACCGTTATATTACTTGTAGTTACATTACTTGCAAAGTTTGCAAAGTTTGCAGTTAATAAATTGCCTGCATTTGTGTTTAAAGCAGCTATGTTACCTGTAAAGTTTGCTGTATTACCTGCAAGTTCTAAGTTAACTGTTGCATTACTTGTAGTTACATTACTTGCAATGTTAGCAAAATTAGCAGTTGCTATGTTGCCTAAATTTGCATTATTAAACTGACTATTACCCAAAACAGTAAACTGTTGTGTAGTATCATTATAAGTTAGATTTGCACTTGCTGCAAAATTATCATTGATATTGAATTGAATTTCATTGTTGCTGCCTGCAGCTTCTTGCATGTCCCATGGCACGCCGTTTGCATACAATAGATTATCAGTACGTAAATTACCAACGTTGGCTGTGTTTGCAACCGATAACCAACTATCCATTGTAACATTGCCATCAAAGTTTGCAGTATTAGCCTGAAATTCTAAGTTGACAGTAACATTGCCGGTTGAATTTATGTAGCCTGCTACGTTCATACCGGTATCAGTAACAATAACTACGTTAGAAGTTCCCGTAACGCTAATAGAAACATTACCGTTAGCTGCTACTTTTACGTTACTATTTCCATTTTGAATGCTAGTAGCATCAATGCCAGTTAGCTGTGATCCGTTACCTATAAAATAATTTGCAGTTAAATTACCATCAGCGTTACGCACTGCTACTGTATTAGCAGTATTACTTGTAGAAGAATCATAACCATCAAGCAAGTCAGCGTTTAAGTTTGTTACTTTAGTTGTGGATGTAACTGTTATTGGTGCAGTACCTACTGCAACATTTGATGTTAATGTGCTTGCAGTCACTCCGGTAGCGTTTAAGTTTCCTGCTACAGTAAGTAAGTTAGTAGCTGGGTCAAATGTTAGGTTAGCACTAGCACTAAAATTGTTATTATTGTTAAACTGAATTTGATTATTTGAGCCTGCTGCTTCTTGTAAATCCCACGGTACACCATTGGCGTAATAAAGATTATTTGTTAGTACGCCCCAACTAGCGTTAGCATTTGATATAACCAAATTGCCAGTAAGAGTAGCATTAGACGCAGTGATATCACCGTTTGCTAATATTATATTAAGTGCGGGTATTTCGCCTACTGAAAACCCGGCTACTGAATTAAATGGTTTTAATGCCATAGTATTTTCCTATTTTATTCCTTATAATATCACGGTGCTAATATCGTGATTAACATTTTATATACCGTATTGTTTGAAGTATCAGGCGTTACACTTAAATCTAAAGATGGCGGATTTATTACATCTCCTGGATTATATTCAACAATAAAAGTCCCGACTCCTCCGTTAACATATAGTCCGGCATATTCGTTATATTGAACAATGCCTGCATAATAAACAGACGAAATCTTTACTGCTTGTCTTTTTTGTCCTACTGAGTCTGTTCCTATAATTTCAAAATCTACACCAGAAACTTCTGACACCGGAATAGAATACAACACTTGTTTAATCGGTGATGCTGTTACTGCAAAATATACTGATGAAGTACCGAACTTGTAAGCACCTGAACCAACTTGGAAAGTGTTAGCAATCATCAGACCGCCTATTTGCACTGTGTTAGTTGTATCATTGTAAGTAAAGAATGCATTACCCGCAAACTCGTTATTTTTATTATACTGAATATTTGTATTAGCGCCACCGGGAGATGATGTGTTTCCACCGCCGCCTTGGGGCACCCATGATAAAATACCCAATCCGTCTGTTGATAGTACGTATCCGTTTAGTCCCCCGGAAATTCGTATATTAGCTACTGATCCCAAATTAATGTTTGCAGAATTAGAAAAATTCACATTTCCGTTAGCAGTTAAATTTCCTGTTATAGTAGCAGTATTTGATACACGCAAAATACCGACATTAGCATTACCTGAAGTTTGAAACCCGCTTGCACTTACTGTTTGTGATGTTGCTATGTTTCCTGTTACTGATAAATTTACTAATGTTCCAACTGAGGTAATATTAGGCTGTGCTGAAACTGCTACGGTGTTTGCTACATTAGCTTGTACGTTTGTTAGGTAACTACCATCTCCAAAAAATAATCCATTAGCAGTTATATTTCCTGTTGCAATGATATTACCATAATTGGTTGCATTGTTTGCAGTTAAATTTTGTATAGCCAAGTTTCCAGTTAAGTTAACTGCATTTGACACATTGTTAAATGTAAACGCAGTAGTGCCTGAAAAATTTCCATTATTGTTGAACTGAATACTTGTATTGGATCCACCGGGGGCGCCGGCACCAGCTCCGGGAATTTGCCAAGAAACATTTCCGGTACCGTCAGTAGTTAAAACATACCCGGGAATTCCACCACTTATTTGTATATTTGATACTGACCCTAAATTTACATTAGATTGAAAACCTGCATTGCCCGACACAGTTAACTGAGTTAATGTCCCCACTTGTGTTATATTAGATTGCGTTGGCTGTATAACAAAGTTAGCATTGTTAGGTAATATACCTGTTAACTGCGATCCGTCGCCTATAAAGAAGTTAGCAGTAACGGTTTCAGCAGAAACATTAGTTATGTTTGCATTTGCTGATGATACAGTGTCTACAGTAAGAGTATTAGTAACTTTATTATAAGTAAAACCTGAATCACCACCGAAAACACCAGCATCATTAAACTGGACTTGTGAGTTAGCACCACCTGGGTTGCCGTTGCCTCCATTACCACCTTGTGCAGGAGACCAAGTTAATCCACCGCTACCGTCTGTTTGTAAAAAGTATCCGTTTTCTCCGCCAGTAATAGAAACAGTATTAACATTACCCAAAGATAAAATATTACCATTCCAAGTAACATTGGGTATTC